TTGATGATCAAACTGAAGAGTCTTAATTTTTTCTTCCCCTCGTTTAAGGTGAGAAACTTTCTCTCTGCGTTGAGTGCTGCATAGACAACCCATCTGCTGACGTTGCCACCAGCATACTGATTGGCCAGCCACACGATGCGGTTCATTTCTTTTTCGGTGCATCGGAACGCCCCGCGCTCACTCAACTTGTGACATACTTTTTCTCTCATACCTCGACCAGTAGCACTGACAGACGTTGTCTGACAATATTTAAATTGCGTGAAGGTATTCTTTGGCCCGACTGTCTGAATCATGGACATCGAACTAAGTGACATCAATCCACAGAACGCTGAGATTTTGGTCGGTGGCGAAGCCTACACTTTGAGGAAATTCAATCTTGAGGACGAGGTCTGGCTTCGAGATACCTTTAAGGGTGAGCCAATCTTCACCGAACAGATGACCACAGATCACTTGTGCCGCATAGCATTTCACCAACTGACAATGCACGACAAAGAGAAGTTTCAGCCCGTTGATGTGACCATCATCAGCGAAGACACAGGCGAGAAAACCATAGTGAAAATGGGTGGATGGAAGCTTTTTAGAGCCACGATTTCAGGCCAAGGTGAGAAGCTCATCATCTTCAAAGCCCTGCTCCATACGATTGGAATCTCACGCCCCATGCTTAATAAGATCCTAAGCGACGAGGAAAAGAAGCAGCTCATGATTGAGGAAGAAAAGACCACGCCTCAATTAAAAAAAAAGCGGGCTGGCCGGAAATAATTGAAATCATGGCCAGCGAATACGGCTGGACCTTAGAACAAATCTTTAGGCTCACAACTCACGAAGTCGCAGTTATAATGACCTCAATGAATAGGCGTCGCAAGCTAGACATGGACCTCAAGGAAATTGAGCGTGGGTTTCAGGCTTCGCTTCATGGCATGAAGTACACTCCACAACTTCAGTCAAACGCCGATACGAAACAAGTTGAAGAATTCTCAAAAGAAAAGGACGATTTAGCTACACGGCACGTCGAGAAAAAGATGGCTGAAATGCGGGCAAGAGCGAACAAGCAGCAAGGACTTTAGATGGCAGAACTGGTCATACGGATTTCAGGCGACATCAAGAACTATGAAGACGCTATTGCAAAAGCAGAGAAAGAAACGGGCGCTCTAAGCGAAACCCTTTCTTCTGTTGCGCAGAAGTCAGCCATTGCGTTTGCTGCACTCACTGCTGAAATTGGTTTGAGTGTTGCGGCATACAGAGAATCAGAGCTTGTCACAAACAAACTCACAGCCGCACTTCAAGCACAAGGTATCTTTTCAGATAGGCTTGTGAAGAACTACCAAGACCAGGCGACAGAACTTCAGAACCTCACAGGCCTTTCAGATGAAGCGATCATTTCAGCACAAACTTCAATTCAAGCCTACCTTGGACAGACAGAGGTCACGCAAGAGCTGACAACAGCCATCGCCGATTTGTCTGCTGCAAAAGGAATAGACCTACAATCAACTGCTGAGCTGATTGGAAAAGGCATCAACGGTCAAACGGCTGCGCTCAAAAAAGCGGGCATCGAGATTGATGACAACCTTTCAAAGCAGGAGCGGCTTGCGCAGATCATTGAGAAAGTGACTGCCGCTTATGGTGGTCAAGCTGCGGCTGCGGGTCTTGGACTTGGAGCACTTGGAAAATTGCGAGAAGCGTTTGGGAATCTTCAAGAACAGATTGGCGCAAGGTTCGCACCCATCATCGAGAAAGTGGCCACACAGCTTGCAAACTTCTTTACTAAGATCAGCAACAACCCTGAACTGATTAGCTTAGGCGTTGCGTTCTTAAGTGCTGCGACTGCGGTGACTGGTGTGATCGCGGCACTCAGCGGGCTTGGTGTTGCGCTTTTGGCAACCAATGCTTTGCTTGCTGCCTTTGGTGTAACCGCAACCGTGGCGCTTGGACCTCTTGGCCTTTTGGTTGCTGCCATCGTGGCTGCTGCTGCGGCGATTGGATACTTTGCAACCCAACAAGAAGTGGTCGTGCCAAAGTCTGAGCAGTTGAGAAATGAAATCGCTGCGCTGTCAGAAGAACTTAAGGTGCTAGAAAACAGTGCCAAATCAAACACAAGATTTTTCAGTGCTGAAAGTATCGAGGCCGACAAGGTCGCACTTGCACAGAAGCAAGAGCAGATCAACAAACTCGAAGAACAATATGAAAGACAAATCCTTCTAGAAGAAAAGGCAAGGGCTGCTTCCTCTGAAGGTGGCCAGAACAGTGCGCAAGCTGAAGCTGCAAACAGACGAGCAGCAGAACAGAAGCGTGAAGAAGATCTGAGACTCGCGTCTAGGCGTGAATCAAACAGGGCTTTACTTCTAGAATCTCAGCGTGCCAGCGAAGAAGAAATTGCTTTGGCTAAAGAGCGTTCAAGTTTGCTTGCACAGCTAGCGGAAGAAGATAGTGCTGCGAACAGAGCGGCCATACAGCAGAAGCTTGATGACAACAAGACGCTTCAAGCACAGGCAGCCGAAGACGCAAAAGCTCAGCGCCAGATTTTGAATGATGAACTGCTGGCAGAGAATGAAGAATTTGAAGCCTTGAGTGATGAGCAGAAGGAAGCGTTCTTAATTAAGAACCAGGCCAATGCACAATCACAGATCTTGACAGAAAACCAAGCGCGTCAACAGGCAGCACAAGAACGCCTTGCCGTACAAACAAAAGAGCACAACGACTTTCTTTTGAATCAGCAGAAGTTTGGGACAGCCTACGCAACGATCAATCAAATCATGAATTCAACAATTGTGCAGGGCTCAGCCAAAGCGTTTGGGGAATTGGCAGCACTTCAGACAAGTTCCAACGCCACCCTGAAAGGGATAGGACGTGCGGCAGCGACGGCTTCAATTATTATCAAGACAGCCGAATCAGCTATGGCGATTTATGCTGGATTCAGTACAATACCAATCATCGGTCCATCGCTTGGTATAGCGGGGGCAGCGGCAGCGGTCGCGTTCGGGGCTGAACAAGTCGGCAAAGTGAACGCTGCGGCTGAAGGTGGACTTCTTGAGGGGGGAATACCTGGCGTCGATTCGATTCCTGTACTTGCGCAGCAGGGCGAATTGGTCGTACCTCGTCAGAATTTCGACGAGGTTGTTGGAGCTGTTGCCTCACAGAGGACAGGGACGGAGTCTGGGGGGCAGCAGCCACCAGCTTCACCAATTGAAATCGTTCTGACACTCAAAGATGACTTGGCTGACTTCCTTGAAACTCAATTCAACGAGCGCGATGCACTCGGCATTTCAGTCAGGGCGGTGCGGGCATGAGCCAACAGATCCGATTTTTCTATAAGAACAAGCTAGACATTTCAAACGACGTGGCGGTCCTGACAGCTTCACAAGGAAACGACTTTGTGGACTATGTCAGAAACAGATCAAACACCACAGCATGGGTCACGACTGGTTCAGTTGATGCGGACCTGACCCAGATAGATGTGGACTTTGTTGACCTGATCAATATTGATTTCATTCTTTTGATCAAGCACAACCTGAAAGCCTACACAATTCAATATTGGAATGGCGCAAGTTACGTGAACTTTTCAACGACAATTGCTGAAACTGTGAACACTGAGACTACAACCTTCCATCAGTTCACTGAAGTGTTCACAACAAAAATCAGGCTCATCATTCAAGGCACCATGGTTGTGGATTCAGACAAGTATCTTTTCCAGTTTATCGCTAGCACACAGCGAGGACAGTTGAACGCATGGCCAATCATAAAGTCACCAAAGGTCAGCAGAAACAAAGTCCGGTCAAAACTTATATCAGGCAAAGAGGCGATCAAAGAACAGTCTGGTTCGTTTACGTGTCAGCTACAAGTGAAGTTGTTACGAAACGCCGCAGACCTAAGCTTGATCGAAGGTCTTTACGATGCGAACACGGGCTTTCTTGTTTGGCTAAGTGGCGGCGATGAAACTCAGTTTTCCTCACCTCGCATAGGATACAGAAAGCAGGACATCTATTTGATGAAGTGTTCAGATGACTACCAGCCTGAATGGTACAAAGGTTTCTACACGACTGGCATAGTGGTCGGTATAGATCTTGTTGAAGTGGTGGACTGATGTCGTCGATTAGAGCCTACATCAAACCTTTCAACGTACTTGGCGACTATGCCACGGACTTCATTGAAGTCACGGACTACGTTGAAAAGATTGGTGACATGACCATTGATTCAGACTCAAGCGGGTATGACATCGGCATCTATCGAAACTCTGGCTTTAGCCTTCAGCTCAACAACCGTGATGGATTGTTTTCAGACGTTGGGACACCAAACACGATCTTCAATTTCAAGCGATCTGGCGCAATTGTGAAGGTCACCTTTGACCTAGCGAACTTTACACTCACGCCAACGGCTGCCGACTCTATGTTTGATCAGTACGTTTCAAATGAAACGATCATCTTTGAGGGCTTGTTGAGTGATGAGTCTTTGACTGAAGACGCTAAGCAAGAGCGGGTGAACTTTAGAGTTCTAGGTTTTGAGACCCTTTTCACAAACGAGAAGATTCCTTTCTCAACTCTCATTTTGGGTGATGACATAGAGGACCTGCTTTTCAAAGTGATGAACGTCACAAACATCACAGACCTTTTGACTGTGAGTTCTTCAAACATTTCTGTGGGTTTAAACCAAGTGCCAGATGCCATCGCTCAGCTAGAAAACAAGACTGTGAAGTCAGCTCTTGATGAGCTTTTGCTTGTATCAAATTCAGTGCTCTACATTGAAAATCGTATTGTGTACATTGCACCAAGGACAGCGGGGGCCACGGTGGAATTCACCTTCTATGGTCCAAACGCTGCGACGGGTGTTGAGAATTGTCAGGATGTGAAGAACATCTCAAATGGACAGAACAAGCTTTTCAATTTCTTCACTTGGCGCGGTTCACCTCAAACGGCTGCCAGAAATCAATCAATCAACAAGTACAATCACAAGATTAAAGAGCTTTCTTCAGATCTATTCACCGATGAAGTGAAGCAGTTCTTGGTCATGGAATCACTTCTGAATGAGTTTGGTTTTCCGAAGCAAGAGTTCGACGTGATGACTAACATGCTCTATGAGACCTTGGACATCCAGCTTCTCGATAGAGTCAACCTGGACTACCCGCTTCAATACATTGAGTCTGAGGGCTTTGGTTTCCCAATTTGTGGTGTGGCCATCTGTGGTGATTCAGTCCTTCCAAAGACAGTTTTTTCCTTCAGCATGGATCCATCGAAGAATTTTAAGGTGATCAAGCGCACACTGATGCCAGAGAAAAGAAACATTAGCTTTAGATTGAGAGAGGTTTAATCATGGCGCTACCACTGCCAACAAGAGTCAACGGCCAGACAATAGATCAAACATGGTTCAACTCGATCAACACAGAGCTTGTGACTTTAGATTCAAAGCACTCGGCTTTGGTTGATGACGGTGCGATTGTGTTCAACTGTCGCTCTACTTTAGAAAACCTGACTGGATACAACGCACTATTTCACATCAAACTGACACAAGACATCACGCTTCTTTCAGCCCTTTTGTGGATTGAGACCAACGGGTCATCTGGAAGCCTTGAGGTTGACGTGAAGTTTAAGCGTGGCGCGGGGGCGTGGACATCGGTTTTCACAGCGGTGCCAGAGATTCCCTTCGGGGCTGGCAACAATGCCGACTCAGCGACAGGTGCGGGCGCAACAGCGGCCATCATTGATTCAACCTATGACGAGCTTTTGGCAGGCGATCTTTTGCGCGTTGACGTGTTGACTGCGCCAGGTGGAACGCCAGAGAATTTCTATCTAGAACTCAAACGAGAAAACACGGGTAGCTAATATGTTGGATTCAATCTTTCTTCAAAGAACAAATCTGCGGCGTCAAGAGTTCCTAGCGAACGGTTCTTTCACTTTGCCAGCGGGCGCACTTCCAACAATCTTTTTGCATGGAAGCGGTGGCGGTGGCGCGGGTGGTGGCAGCGGTCCTCTTGTGCCAAACTTTTCTGGTGGTGGTGGTGGTGGCGCTCCAATTGTTTTCATTCCTTTAGTTGTTGCACCAGCAACCGCCTATACCGTGACGATTGGTGCGGGTGGAACTGGCAACGTCAACAACAGCGGCAGCAATGGTGTCGCAACAACCTTCGGATCGCTTGCCACCTTTCCAGGTGGTCGAGGTGGCATCTGTACCAACACAAGATTTGATGACCCGTTTCGCGTGCTAGGATCAGCGCCCATTTTCAATGGAGCGCCAGGGGGCGCGGGTGCATACGATGTTGGTGGCACCGGCCAGCCTGGCTTTGCTTCCGCTTTTGCTGCTGGTGGCATTGCTAACTTTTCGGCGGGCTTTGGTGGTGGTGGCGGTGGCGCGGCGTGGGGCGCTGGTGGAAATGGCCACGGTGATTCTGTTGTTGGGACCGCTGGTGCTGCAAACTCTGGCGCTGGTGGTGGTGGCTTCAGAGCCGATGGTGGAACCAACTTCGCTGGCTATGCTGGTGGATCTGGGCGTTTGTATGTGTACTACTTTTTAGCATAGGGGAATAGATGAGTTTTTCAGCGGTACCAATTAGATCAAATGCTGACGCGGTTGACGTTAGCTGGTGGAACTCTCTGCGTGCTGCTGGCGTTGTGCTTGAAAGCATGGGCTCTGGTATTGGATACCAAGAACCACTCGGCACAGGCGACGGGGTTTCAACAAGCTTCGGTCCACTGTCATTCACTCCAGTCACAGAAGATTCAATTGCAGTTTACAGAAACGGTTTGATTGTTCCAAAGGCTGAGTGGAGTTTGTCGGGCGCTGACATCTTGTTTTCGTCGGCACCTGTCGCAGCTCAAGACATTTATGCCTACTACATGATCAGTGGAACCGCGACGCCGGTGACCCCGCCAGGGGTTGAAAACGTACTTTACAGGACATTAACTGGTGGTGAGGCAGCGGCAAAAAGTTTGACACTTCCGGCAACACCTATCAGCGCGTCGAAAGTCAAAGTGGATGTGATGGGTGGTCTAGGTGCGGTCGAATACGCGGTGGACTTCACAGTCAGTGGAGCTACTTTCAGTTGGACAGGTCTTGGACTCGACGGGCTATTGAGTGCTGGTGATAAACTCCGAATAGTGTACTTGAGCTAATTATGGCTCAAAGAAAAATTAAGGGGAAACGATGTTAATACAAACAAAATTCATAGCTGATGGTGCAATCACCTCAGCAAAGATCGCGACGGGTGCCGTAGGTTTTGATGAATTAGCGTCTGGTGCAATCACTGGCCAAACTGCTGAAGCAACGCCAGACAACGCCGACTTGCTGTTGATCTATGACGATTCGGCAACCGCGCTGAAGAAGATGACAAGAGCTAACTTCTTGTCAGGCTTCACGGTCTCTCAAGTTTACAAGGAAGGCGTTGCGGTTGTTTCTACTTCAAACCTGACTCTTTCTGGTGAGCAGACAATTGATGGCGTATTGACAAGTGCAAGCCGTATCTTGGTTGCTGGTCAAACTGCTGCCGATGACAACGGTATCTACGTGACTGCTGCTGGTGCATGGGCTCGTGCTTCTGACATGGACGCTGATTCTGAAGTGTTTATGGGAATGCAGATCTATGTTCAGCTTGGTGATGTTCATGCTCACAGCAAGTGGATTTTGGCTTCAAGCGGTCCATACACTCTCAACACTACAAACCTAAACTTCTACAAACTAGATCAGTTCAACAAAGAAGATCTGGCGATAGACGCAACGGCAGTGACAAACGAATACAAAGACTTGGCCTTCAAAGCAGTGCCAGGATCAATGGACTTGATGGTTGATGGTGTGATGCAGGACGAAGGATCTGACTATACTTTGTCAGAAGTCAGTGGAGTGACACGCGTCACGTTCATTGGAAACCTTGACCCATCAGGTGGCTCAGCCGCTTTGGTTGATGGCGATGTGGTCCGTGTGAAGTATCAAATTAAGAGATAGTTTTTTTGACTTGGGGGGCTTTGATGCCCCCTAGCTTTGAGGGAATATGGCTGGACGCATACAAAATGACGATGTGAAATCTGTTGCAGAACTAACTTCTGGTGGCGGTGGTGCTTCCAATCTTCCGCATGACACCAAAGTCTATGTGACTGCGCTTGGCATCAACAAGACGCTGAATCAAGCGATCATAGATGAAGACATCGGCGCTCCACCTGTGTGCAACAAAGAGTCAAATGTTTTGGACTCAACTGACATTTCAAATGGATATGTGAATTTAGCTTTCGAGGCTTTGGCTGAAAGCCTTTTGGTGATTTATGACCGACAGGTTTTGATCGAAGGCGTTGACTACACTCTGAGCATAGTTAGTCTGGTGACTAGAGTGACATGGGCTGGCGATTTTGCCTTAAATGGCAACGCTGAATTGGTTGATGGCGATACGGTTTATTTTCAATACATAGTGGCTTAGTTTAGGGGGCAGCATGAGAGGTTTATTTTTAGTTTTGACGGTTCTTTTTGGCGCGACGGCGTTTGGTTTAAACCTTCCACCGACTTCAAAAGAAGCGTCTTATTTCTACTACAAGAACAAGGTTGTAAACCCTGGTTTTGAAAACGGTGCCTCAAACTGGACGGCAAGCGGTGGATCCTTCACGGTCACAACCACTGCGGCAGATCTAGCAGAGGGGCTTCGTTCAGCAGTCTTTGATGCATCGGCAACGGCCCAGACTTTATCAAGTTCAAACTATACAATTGAACGTGGGCTAAGACAAAACAACGCTTATGCAAAGTGTCGAGTTAGAACAACGGCGACCGACTACATCCTTGATGTTTATGACGGCACAAACGTGCTTGCCAGTCAGACCATTCAAGCAACAACTGAATTTTCAGAACAAGGAATCAATTTCGTTTTCCCTACATCTGGGACCGCTAGAATTAGGATTAGAAGTCAAAGCAACGCTGCCGCTATTTATGTTGATGATTGCTATCTAGGCGCAGCTCCGAATATTCAAGCTGCACACAAATCGCAGTTTGTTGGATCAAGCTATTTCACACAGACGACAAACTGCTCATGGTCAAGGACAAACACAGCCATCGGCGCATTTAGCACAGATGCAGATTGCCCCGGTCCTACAGTTGGAGTTTCAAAGATTGGATCATGGCAGACGACAGACGCAGATCTTCCAAGACAAACGATCAACAGTTTGCCAGAGGGGCTTTATTCAGTTGAGGTGACTGGCAGTCTTTACGGCGGTGGTGACTGGACTATGGCGGTGTCAGATGGCACAACCACAAGCCCCGTTTACTGTTCTGGATCTGGGAATGGTGGCGGTACTTTTCAACCTTCAACAACTTGCATTGCATGGTTTGAATACTCTGCCGAAGGAAACAGAAGTTTTGAGATTTATGGAAGTTCATCCTCTGGCGCTATCTCTTTAGACAACAATGCCAACAACGATAGAACTACATTCACAGTTAAGCGCTGGGATAGATACCCAAGCACGTTTGCTTCAATCAACAATACTGATTTTGGATGGACCGATGGCGGCACAAATACCATCACTGCGACTACGACAAACCCCACTAAGGGCGGCACCATTGTTGTAGACAAGGTGTGGTATAGGCGCACAGGCGACTCAATGCAGGTTAGAATTGAGTATCGACAAAACGGGGGCACTGCTGGGAACGCTGGATCAGGGGACTATTTATTCAGAGTCCCAGGCGGGTTCTTAATAGATACAACCAAGGTCACCACGTACACGACGGTTGAAGGCAACGGGACCTTTAGATCAAACAACTGTGTTGGCACTGGTCAAATTCTTATAACTGACACTCAAGGCCCTGTGTGTCCAGTCGTGTACGATACTCAAAACGTGAGGTTGTTTTCTGCTGGTTACACTGATGGCGCCACACCTTCTCGCGGTGTTGTTTCATCTGCTGCGTTTGGGCTTGCTACAAGCGAAGTCATGTATCATGCAATGTACACCGTTCCAATTCAAGGCTGGTCTCAAAATCAATCAACACCTGTGTTTGTTGGAAGCGTTTCAAGTAACTCAAGCGGTGCTGAGAAGTTTGAACGAGCGAAGCTTAATTGCGATGCATCGTCTTCAATCACTTCTCAATCTGGATCTTGGATCACAAGCATTGGGAATAGATCTGGCACAAGCTGTGCTTTGACTTTGCCAAGTGCTAACGGCTTTAGTGCTGCGCCAACATGTACTTTCACGATTAACGCGGCAACGGTTCAAGCGACAAGTATTCAAACTTCATCTGCCACATCAGTGACAATCTATGGACCAAGTGCAGACTATGATGGTGAGCTTCTTTGCATGGGACCTAGATAGTGAACCCAGTCGAGGTCGCAGTCTCATGCCTCAATGTTCCATACTATTGGGGGGGGAAGAACCCCCTCACAGGGTTTGATTGTAGTGGTTTTGTTGAGTGGTGCTTGATGTCTGCTGGCATTGATCCTTTGGGAATAGCAAACTCTCAGATCATACATGACTGGTTTATGGAACCAGGAAAAAACATGGGCTTAAAAACTGGACCTGGGTCCTTGTGTTTCTATGGAAAAAGTGTGAATGCGATCACTCACATCGCTATGATGATCAATGAGTATCAGGTGATTGAAGCGGGTGGTGGTGATTCAACTACCGTCACTTTAGAGGAAGCGAAGAAACGTGGGGCTTGTGTGCGGGTGAAAGCATTTGGTCACAGAAAAGATTTGGTGGCGACCATACTTCCAAACTATCCACATTGGGTGTGGCGATGACGATTGATGTTCAGTCTATTTTAGCTGGCATCGGTATTGGCGTGAGCCTTTGGGTGATCAAGTCCCAGTCAACGATCAACAAGGAAGTGGTCGTGCTTTCAACGAAGTTCGACATGATGAAAGAGGGCCTAAAAAACCTCAACGATTTGAATGAATATTATAGCCGCACGAGGCGACTTGAAGAAATTATGAAAGAAAAAGGTTTAAAAAATAAAGGGGTTGATCTATGAAACATTTTTCCAGCATTTTGCTTTTGGTCTTGATGTTTTTCGCGTGTTCAGTTGGCATGGCGCAAGAAGTCGCACTTGATCCAGGTCCTATCGTTGTTCCACCAGAATGGCTTCTAAGCACGCTAGACATGCTCTATAGCATTCCAGTTCTTGGACCCATCGTTGTGGTTGCGGTTCAGTGGGGCGGGGTCATAGCGATGATCCTGACAAGCCTGGTAGGGTTTCTTCTGACTGTGATCAAAGCTCTTTCAAGAGTATTGGCTATGACACAGCTTGCTAAGTACGGCGATATACTCAAGGCTTTTGAATCAGGCAAGATCATGTACTGGCTAAGAGCCTTCTCAAACCTTCCACCTAAGAAGATAGAAGAGAAGAAGTGAGCCCAGAGTGGGCGCCAGTAGTTCAGAGCGTCTTAGAGTTCTTCGAGAAAATCTTGCCAGGGCTCTTGGCCGCTTTCATCGGTGGCTATTCTATTGGAAAGTCCAAGTCCTCATCTATCCAGAAAGAACTTCAAAAGACGAAGTTGAATCTCAAATACAAGGAGAATGAAGATGCCGTGGAAAAGGATTTCGCTGGCATGTCTGATGACGCTGTCATTGAGCACGCCATTGCTAGCGCAAGAAAGCGTGAAGACGAAACCAAGGATTGAGCTTTCTCGCGACCAGGCTTTGGCTAAGTACATAAAGCAAAGCGAAGTTGACAAGCTCAACCTAAAGTCTTGTGATTTGGCTCTTGCTGATTGTATGGCAGACGACAACTTCTGGCATTCAACTTTAGGTGAGGTCATCAAAGGCGTTCTTATTTTTGGGGTGGGGTATGGAACAGCGAAAGTCGTCTACACAGGATCAATCTTATAAGACGATCAAATCAGAGAGGAGTCGGGATCTTCTTCTTCGTGTATGCGATGGCGTTGCTGCTCTTGCACCAGTCTTGTGGTACATCCATCAGATGAAACGCTGTGATGAAGCGTGCCTTTGGCTCATCAAAAACAATCTCACAGGCAAAAACCTGTATGCCTTTTGGTTCTTAGAAAAGGAAAAGTCCTTCATCGAAGTGATGGCAAGAATCAATCAGGGGTTAGAAAAAGAAGACAAGCTCAGGCCTTTGTTTGTAGGCCGTGATCTTTAGCCCGCATGATCAGATGAGAAAGAATGAATTCCAGATTGATGAATTCTGATCTGCCTTCTTGAATCTTTTGAATCGTAAAGTGAATGTCATTGATTTCTTGCTTGTAGACTTGAGCGTTTGCAATTGAAAGACAGTGTGCGATTTCTCTAAGTTCTAGGATAGCGGAATACGTGTCACGTTTCATGACAGCATTATGCCACTATTCTTCGTTGGCCTTTACTTCTTTCCAACATGCCCGCTCAATGTCTTCTAGTTCTTCAGCGTTTAGGTATTTGGTGACATCAAGAGTCTCTTGCTTGTGCTCAAGACAAACGCTCAAGATCTTAATTTCTGGCCCATCGCCTGGAAGCCAGTTCCCATGGCTCGTTGAAAAGTGATCTTTTGTGCCTGGATTATATTTGAAATCGACTAGGTACTTCAATCCAACTTCTACTTCGATCTGCATTTCCACAGGGCACCTCTTTTTAAGAATGTTTAAGATGTTCACAGTATAACGCAAGTTGTCAGACAAGGCAACAGAGCGTCTCATCATGGGAATGAGAGACGCGGAGTCATAAACTTTTTTCATTGAAACTTTGAAGATCTTTGGACATGTTTTGGTTGCTTCATGGGTGGTTGTTCACCCGCCGAAGCTTTCCTTCCTGATTTAGCAGATCAGAAGGAGCGACCGAATTGAATAGGGAATTCGGCATCCACAAGATGCCCTTCCCATAACTGTTAGTCAACTGGGTGGAAGCATCATGAAGTGGTTCAAACATTATTCAACTTTAAGCGAAAAAGATTTCAGTCAACGGCTAATCGCAAAACATGGTCTTGCGGCCTATGCTCGCTACTTAATTTTGCTTGAAACATGCTCCTCAATGCTAGGCGACAGACCCGATGGGAAGTACGTAGTAAGTCGGTCACAACTCAGTAGGAAGTTGTTTGCAAAGCAGTCACAACTTACTTCCCACATACATGCAATTAGCTTGGAAATGGATTTGAAGTATGTTGCAACTGACTTCGAATTTATATTTGAAATTCCTATCCTATCGGAATTACGGCACAAAGATGCTTTGAGTTGGAAGCAAAGGCGGGCAGGTATGCCCGAAGGTGGCGGGCATGTTGCGGGCAGATTGCCCCGCCTAGAATTAGAGAAAGAGAAAGAGAAAGAATATACGCGCAAACCGCAAGCGATTGTGCGCGAGTCTGATTTCGATGCATTGTATCAAAAGTATCCAAAGAAAAAGGGAAAGATACTGGGAAAGAAACGATTCTTTTCTAGAATCAAAACCAAATTTGACCTTGACCAAATTCACTTGGCTCTTGATAGGTACGTCGCAGAGCTGAAGAAAAGCACCACTGACAAGCAATACATCAAAGAATTTGGAACATGGATGGGCGTATGGGAAGAATGCCTTGATGAAGACTATGGCCGAGCCATGAGCTTCAAGAAAAATGAAAGTTTCCAGAAAGGGTTTGCCAGTGAGATTTGAATCTTTTGCAGCCAATGTTTTTGATGAAGGTGAGCTTCGCAAAGATCAGCACAAAAAACTTTTGAGCTTTGGTGTGAAGTTCTTGGACGATGCAATGCTTGGCATTTTGCAAAACGACTTGGTGCTAGTTGGCGCAAGTTCAGGCGCAGGCAAGACGCAGTTCTGTTGCAACATGGCTCAAGTCAACGTGAGTCTTGGAAAGACGGTTCACTACATCGCGCTTGAAGCCGACAAGTTTGAAATCGACAGGCGTATCAAGTTTCAAATTATGGCAAGAAACTATTTTGCCGATAGCACGCGGCCACAGTTTCCACATGGGCTGAACTATGCACGATGGATGCTTGGCATGTACGACGACAAGCTCGACAAATATGAAATGCAAGCGTCACACGAAATCTTTCAAAAATACAAAGGGCTTTTCTTTGGTTACAAGACCGACAAGTTTAGCCTTCCAGATTTGATCGAAAGCGTTTTGGCAAACGCTAGTCGAACAGATTTGATCATCGTTGACCACGTTCACTATTTTGATTTTGATGACGAAGAAAACGAGCAGAAAGCAATTAGGGAAATTGCAAAGACAGCACGCACCTTGGCGCTAGAACAAGGAAAGCCAATCGTCTTGGTGGCACACCTTAGAAAAAAAGATCGCTTCAACCAGGAGCTTGTGCCATCAATCGAAGAATTCCACGGCTCAAGTGAGCTTTACAAAATAGCAACAAAGGCCATCACCTTTTCACCTGGCGACGTTTCCGCAAAGGGAAACTTTGAAACCTTCTTCCGCATAGGCAAGAACCGACTGGATGGTGGTGTGACTAAGTTTTTGGGGAAGACTATGTTTTCACCACAGAAAGGCGTTTATGAAGAAGCATACAGACTCGGATGGGCAGACCAAAAAAAGCGTGAGCCGACCGATGATAAGCCAGGAATCTTTACAGAACTTGAAGACCTATTTCGACCACAATGGTATGACGGGGGTGGAAGCAGCGCAGTTGGTTACGATGTTGCGAAACTACCCAACTTTGCTAACTCAATACCCCGAAGCTCGAAGCCTTATGCAGACAGCTAGCGACAAAGTTTATGGGACGCATTGGCACAAGACGCTCTACCCCGAGCCGACGTGCAAAGCTTTGCGTGACTATGAACTAAAATCCAAATAAAAAAATAAAAAACCAGGAGCTAACCAATGAACGAAATCACGCAAGTTGATCACTCAAAATCAACACCCGTCTTCACCGAAGACAAAGTTGAACTTCTCAAAAACACAATCTGCAAAGGTGCTACAAACGACGAGCTTCAGCTTTTCATGCACCTTGCAAAAAGCTCTGGCCTTGATCCATTCGCCAGACAGATTCACGCGGTGAAGCGTTGGGACTACAAGCTAGGTCGTGAAGTCATGAGCGTGCAAACCGGCATTGATGGCCTTCGCTTGATCGCTTCACGCACAGGAAAGTATCAGGGCCAGCAAGGGCCTTTCTGGTGTGGGGAAGACGGCGTGTGGAAAGACGTTTGGCTTCCAAAGGAATACCCAACAGCCGCAAAAGTTGGCTTGGTTCACAAAGATTTCAAAGACCCACTCTGGGCTGTGGCCAAATGGGACAGCTATGTCCAGCAGTACAAAGACCAAAAAACTAACGAGTGGAAGGTCGGTGCCATGTGGCACAAGATGCCAGACCTGATGCTTGCCAAGGTTGCTGAAGCTTTGGCTTTGAGAAAAGCATTCCCTTCAGAAATGTCAGGTCTTTACACGAGCGATGAAATGGCTCAAGCAAGTCATGAGACCACGACGCTAAACGATACGCCAATCAAAGTCAGAAGACGTGAAGAACTTCCCCCTTCAAAAGAAATTCCAAACGAAGCGCCTGCGACGGGGCCACAGTTTGCAGAACTTTTGAAAGCCTACACAAGCCGAAGGTGGAAACCAGATCAGGTCAAGGATGTGATGTTTGCTTATTTTGGAATCGACAACTCTCAGAAACTAAACGCCACGCAGATCAAAGAGTTGATTGGCATCGTGAGCCAATACAACTACGATGAAGCAATGAAAATGCACAGAAGCTTTGATGTTGAAACAGGAGAGGTTACAAATGCCAGCGCCAATTAGCCTTCAACTTGGTATGCAGTACAAAACACGGGGCGGGTATCAGGTCACGGTCAAGAAGCTTGAACGTGATGCAACCTACCCTTGCTTGTGCGAAGTGCTTGTTGCTGAAGGGGGCGCAAAGCTTGCCGTGTACTACACGGAAGAAGGGCGTGCGGGGGTCGTGAGTTATTTCTATGATGTTGAATCGGCGTGGACTGGATGGACGTGACACTTGCGATCTTCATCAAGGGAATAGCTAACTTCATCAACGGGTTTGTGAAATTCGTTTTGCTTGCGTTAGTTGGCGGGGTGATTGTTGGACTGATTTTGGGGTCGGTTCAAGTGGGCATGATGATGGCGATTGAGCACTTCAAATGAAAAACCAAATCGCCTGCTTCTTCGGGGTTCATGATTGGGGTGACTGGCTGAGCGTTCTTCACCCGTATGAATACATTGTTTTTGAAACCTGCTTTTGTTTGCACTGTGGCTATACGCTTAGCCGATTTCCTACATCAAATGTTTTGAAAACCACAGACCAGACAAAGCTTCGGGAAATGCCATCGTGAAAGACTGGGCCAACTACTTTGATGAGAAGGGAATCCTGATCCACATTCCTGGCGAGGAATACGATGGGACTTTGACTGGGGCTGGCGATTCGATAAACCGACTTGGCCACTACTGGTTTTGTTACTTCGCTTCGCTGAAGCTTGAAGACTTGGACCACGTCAGAACTTTCCCCCGTGGCAACATGCCTGGACTCAATCAAGCGATACTCATCAGTTGGGACCACAAAGAAAACTGTGTGGCTCGTCACTGGAAGGGGTATCCAAACGCAACCGATGAGCAGTATGGAACTTCCCGCGACCAGTTCATGCCCATCACAATGGCCGCACTTTACTGCTTTGTGCCAAGAGGCATTCACTTGCTTAATTATGCCTTTAGACACTTTGGCTGCATGCCGAACTTTAAGCCGTGGCGCGGCGACTTCAACGGTGACTTCCTTTTCCCAGATCACTGGTCGAGCCTTGTCAGGGCGTGTCAGTATTCAAAGTGGTATGTCTACCCGCTTATGTGGCTAGGCGATGTCTGGCGAATAGGGTCGGTTCTCGTTAGGCTTAGCGTCCTTAAGCGCGACAAGACCAACGTGGGTGATTCGCTCAACCTCACCATGGAATTGATCCTAGGCCAAATAGAGAAGCCAAACTTCCTGACCCGCTTTGCCGCCAGGCTCTTTGCCAAACACTCACCCATCACACCGCAAGAACAAATGGACTACTACTTCCACCAAGAGCACGCCCCCCCGATCAACGAGCTTTACAGACCACTCATCAAAAAGTTCTTGTCTTAGCCGCGATCAGTCATGACAATTGGTTTTGAAATCAGAACCGTGTTGACCTGTGGCTTCTTCGTGTTCTGATGACTGCCGAAAACGGCTTTAGAAAAAGACAGCGAAGGGCTTAAACATGGCAGATTTTGATCTAGAAGGCGAATTCGCGCCAAATTCAGACATTGACTCAGACAACACTCAGTCAGCTACCATTATACTCAACGATGGAACGTCATGCACAGTTTGGAAAAATGATTGGATCGATGCTTTGGAAAACTCAATACCACCAGATGAGTGGTGGGGCTATGCGTTTCAGATTTCAAAGATCGAAGATGGAAATATATTTATTAAAGTTGCTAACAGCGAAGGCGTCTATGAAGAGATTGGCATGAGTCCAGCAAACATCACAAACGTCTTTCGCCATGTGGAGAAATCATGAAGAGTCTTTACGCTGATTTGGTTGCCGATGTTGTATCAAGTTACGATCAAACAAAGACCACAATTCAAGGTCGAGTCGCATCGAAGACCATCAACACTCAGACTGTACTTGGTCCACCACTCAATGAATTTGTTGATATACAAACAGACTCAGGCATTGCGCCAGTTGGAGTTTATGTCACATCAAACAACCGAATATTTGTTGTCGGCACAATCTCAGCCGGTGTGATTCCGCTTTTGCTTTACTCGTTTAATACAACGACCGGAGCTTATAGCTACACAGGCAGAATCAATCTGACGACTCCAAACAGTGCGGCCACAACCCACACGCTTCGTGCTCTGAAAGTGATTGATACTGGGACAACGGGCTGGAGAGTGTTCTTCGCAACAACTGGCTCGATCTTGATCAATGGCGGTTTGTTTGAAGCGCACAATATTGCACTTTCAGACTTCGCACCCATCGGGTTTCCAACAATTCCATTCGCCACTGGCAACGGCCAGAAGGCTGTTTACTTTCATCAAGATCCAGCAAACAGAGGAGTTGGACAGCTTCAAACTGTCACTGCTGGAGCGGTTCTAGATGCAGCAGGAAATAGAATCTATTGTCACAATGGTCTGTCAGCAACCCATCAGTATTATGTTTACTCAACTTCAGTGACTCCAACGTATGCAACAAACTCAGTCACAGGTGTCGCGGCAACGGACGTTGTTTCAGACGCAGGTCACTCTTATGTAGCAAACGATCCAATCGTTTTCACAGCCATCACAGGTGGCGCAGGCCTCACAGTTGGAACAGTTTATTTCGTGAGAACCCCAGTCGCAGGTGTGAGCTATGAATTAAGTGCCACTTCTGGTGGCGCACTCTTAAACTTCACAACAGACATTTCAGCAGGCACAGTTGGCAGAGCATTTGGAACTTCGGTCTCAAACTTTGTTCATAAAACTGGAAACCTTCCGGCTTTGTCTGGCACTTTGCTGACCACAGATTCAGAAGACTACGCAGTTCCATCTTCCGTGAACCCAGCCGTTGACACTTTTGCCTGTGCGTTCTTTGGATCAAGCTCGAATATGTATCTTGGACGATTGTCTGAGCTAACAGCCGCAGCAGTCACTTGGCCAAGTCTTCAGAGCGTAAACCTTCTGGGTACAGCGAACCAGATCACAGCGCCAACGGCCACCTTTATGGCTTGGTCCACTATCTTAAATCGAGCGGTTTACATCACGAACACTTCTGTTTTTGTGATGAAACAATTCTTGAACAACTCAATCGAAGTCATCTTTGGTGGAGTCAACAACAGGTATCTTGAAGCCCTGTCAGGGAATGAAATCGTTGAATTTCAAACTGCCGGTGTGACTTCAATGGATCTAGAACAAGGCTGGCTAGCCATTGGCTCAAGCGGTGTCGTAGGTCAAAGAGGTGTTTACTTAGCTGATTTAAGAAGTGATTCAAGATTTGATTTCAGCTACGTGGTCACAAAGGTCCTTGATACTCCACAGTCGGTCTACAAGTTTATCACTACACTTGACCAGCTTTATGACTACACAGGGTCGCTTGATGTTTACTACCGAACCTCTGGCTTTGGATCAATCTCTGGTGGCTGGACAAGTATTCCTTTTGCTGAAAGCCTTGATGGAATCACCACACCAGGCGATGAAGTTCAGTTCAAGATTGGCTTTGCAACACTTGGCCTAGATACAAGCATCCATGCACAATTGAATGAATTCATTCTAGGCTTTGCATCAAACCTAGAAAACTCAGACAACTGGGCCGGTGACCATGAAAATTCAACTAGGTCTTCAGAATCGCCAGCAAAGTCCGTGGCCATCTTAGAAAAAGCCTACGCTTCAGCGGTCCCAGCTATCGCTTTCAGAGCATACTCAAGATCAACAGGCTCACTTGTCATTGAGAAATTCACAGACACAGATGCCGCAGAATTTGAATACTCCGCAAACTCTGGCACTTCTTGGAACGCGCTTGGCACTATTCCAAACACGATCAACACAACAAGAGTTCGCTACAATTGGTCAACACCAATTCCAGAGGACGTTGATGTGGTTTGGCAGGAGAAATAGATGGCTCAGCAATACTTTGAATCGATGGTCCAAAAGCTTCCATCAGCTTGCATCGTTGACATTGTGGCACCAACTTTTGCAGGAATCGCAAACACGACAGCACAAAACAACGGCTCCGTTCTTGTTGACTGGCTCACTGCCACGGACCTTTCAACTCCACTCACTTATGAAGTTTACTGCCTTCCAGGTTCAGTCGTGGCAGCAGTCCTCTTTGCTGCAAACCCAACTGCCAAGACAAGCTCACTCAGTGAATACATTTTCAGAGATTCAAACGGTGCCCTTCTTGTAGCTGGCACCTACACATTTGGTGTACGAGTGAGGGACGCAGTCGGAAACCGAGACTCAAACCTGATCGTTCAAACTGAAGTCAGCTCTGGCGTCCTCACCGATTCCTTGGCTCAAATCGCGGCAAGCCTGAACAGCACCCAACTAGACCTAGCGCAAGACGTGACCGACCTTGATGCAATTGAGCTAGCTTTAGCAGCAGACGCCGCATCTATTGCAGCCAGTGAATCGGCTCTGGCCGCTGACATTGTGGACCTTGATCAAATTGTTGCTGATTCACAAACAGTCCTTGAATCATTATCATCAGCAGGTGGCACAGCCTTGACCGGCTCACTTCAAACTGAAACAGTCCTAGATGTGGACCTAATTGAAAGCGTTTAAGGGGAACAAATAAATGGCAACAACAGTCTTCATCGGCGACACAATCAAAATGACCCTTCAACTAAGAGTCAAAGACTTGATCAACCCAGAACTTGAAAACCTCTACCCGCTTCCAGCCACCTACACAATCACAGCCAAACTTCCTGGCTCTGGTGTCGAAGCCTCAACTGCAAACGCTGGCGAAATCACAATCGTTGACTCAGCCAAATCCACAATCACAGCAACCTGGATTCCTGCAAAAACAACTGGCGCAAGAGCTGGAAACGCAGCCGTCACAGTTGTCGTCACCGATACAAGCGTCACTCCAAACATCGTTACTACATTTGAAAAGCTGAAAGTCGTCACAATTAAGGCCAGAGAAAACGCTTAAACTGTTCCACATGGAACGATAGAAAATCCTTGAAACACTCGCACAACTAAACTACTTGTTTTTCAAAGACTAGGCTTTGCAAAAGGCCTGTCGATTCTAAGGGTCTCAAAGGCAAAAGGTTAGCTCCTCGAAACTTTGTAGGCCCTTTTTCTTTTGCCATTCCATTCAATCCACCAAACCATTAGACCCATGACTAAGCCCTTCGACCACGGCATTGATTGGATCATCATGGAAGAAACACCAAGAGACCGCTTCCGTGACGAAGACGGTGAAAAAGTTCTTCACGCCATGCCACTCAATGACATCGATGAACACGAAACCTCAATGGACTGCTGGTGTAACCCTAAGCTCGATAAAAAAGAACACGAGACAGGCGACGAAATTGTGGTCCACAGATTCATCAAACGCTTCAAGCAGTGAAATTGTAGAAATTTACAATTCATCAAACAGGATTCACAAACAGTGACATGCGATCTAGACACGATGTCTTTTTGAAAACCCGATACCACATTTGTGGTAGGTACGGTTTTCCAGTACCACATTTGTGGTATGAATATTCTTGCAACGCGGCAAACTTAAGGCATACTAAACGTATGGGATGCGTCATAGAAGCTGGTTCCATCGTCCAATGTCCTGGATGTCAAACTGACATCGCAATACTTATCAAGCCCTACTACACGAAAGATGTCATAACTCTTGACCTCTTTGAATGGCTTGCGTTCGACTACGACTATGGATCAGAAACCAAATGCGACAAATGCGAAACCTTCTGGTCTAGTCCAGGATACCTCTACATCAAAGGACGTGGATGGATGCCAAAGCATTCTCACCTTTCAGAGAGTTCTTGAAATCGATGAGCTTCCAAAAACCGTAAACGCCATGGGAAAAGGTAGCATCTGGGCCAGCCACGCCGAACGCCACAGATGGCGGCGAATTATCGCTATTCATTCAAAGCTGATTCAACCACCAAGACCCTTGCTGAAAGCCTCACTCAAGCTCACTCGCTGTTCATCAAACGAACCTGATCTAGACAACCTCTATGCCTCTTTCAAATACGTGATCGATGCTCTTGTGATGCATGGCGTTCTTATAGATGACAAACCAAGCAAAGTATCCTTGAATTGCGCATGGGAAAAAGCGCCCCGCTTGAACGGGAAAATCAGAATAGAGTTAGAAGGATACTACGATCCAGCCTGGATCAAGCCACCCCCAAAGCAACCACGGTCGAAGAAGACCTTGAAAAAAAAGGCGGCCTTCTAAAACTTGCACCAACTAAACCACCACGGCCACCGTCAAGACCCGTATGCTCACATTGCCTAAGACCTAGATCAGAAACGCACACAAGGATCCACCCAATCCAAAACACTCAAGCGAAGCTTTGCCTAAACTGCTATGGTGATCTAAAGACCATGGAAAGACTCAAACGATCTGGCCAAATAAGCATCGCTGAAACTGCCTTAAACATTCATCTGGCCCAGACCGACAAAGTCTAGGGGGTTACATGGCAGAGAATAAAGGTGGCAGACCAACTGACTACAGGCCGGAATATTGTGAGCTTCTTCTTGAACACATGGCCAAAGGCTATTCAATGGAGTCCTTTGCTGCCGTGGTGGATGTGGACAAAGGCACTCTTTACGATTGGATGAAAGCCAACGCGCCGTTTCACCACGCCGCTATGCGAGGTAAAGAGAAGTCTAGGCTTTACTGGGAAAGAAAATCAATGGAGCACATGGAAGGAATACAGAACCTTTCACCTGAAATGCTTGAGGCAGCAGAGCGAATAGGTGCATGGCCAAGCGCCCCCGCATTCAATGCCAATCACTGGAAGTTCAACATGATCAATCGCTTCCGTGATGAGTGGGTCGATAGGACCTCAAACGAAATCAGCGGGCCAAATGGTGGACCTATTCCAGTTGAGACCACACCTCAACAGTTCAAAGAAATGCTGAAAGATGATGACAGCATCAAGGCTCTTGAGACCATAATCAAAAAGCTTGGAAACAAATAAACAAGATCTTGGCTGGCTTGCGCAGAATGCTTGGAAGCTTCTTCCACACACCTTCGCTGAAAGACTCATGGAAACTAGGTGGCAAACCTATTCCCATGTCCATCACTGGTCTATCCTTGTAACCAAAGCCTTAGCCCATGGCGGCGCACGCATCATCATCGAAGCGCCACCAAGACACGGGAAATCTCAGTTCGTTTCAAAGCTTCTTCCAGCCTGGTTCTTAGAAATGAACCCTACTAAAAACGTCATCCCTGCAAGCTATGGATCTGAAAT